TCCAATTAAAACAACTTCCTGCCCAATCCCAATCTTCAGTTCGATAAATGTTGTACATTCTCCAAATTCGGTCAGTTCCATCATAACCACTTACAATAAACCTTGCTCTCATTGCATCATCTGGCACAACAAAATACCAAGTGCCACCAGTTGCATTGTTTCCCATTGTAAAATCATCTCTATCAATCCAATACATTGAATAATTGGGAGCCCAATATAATTTTCCGTCAGCATATCCATAACCAACTGGTAAAATTCTTGAATTTTCTCCTAAACTTGTTGGTGTATAAGTCAATTCTCCATCAATATCTAAAAACGCTGGCATTCCTGCTTTTACTGTGGGAATATTTATTAAACTTAATCCTGCTTTTTGAATTTTTATTGTTTGCCCCGCTGATTTATCTTCTAAAGCAATTCCAATCACTTGTTTTGATAAAAAGTAATCAGTTGGGTCAGCAATATAAACTTTTCCATCTGACTCGTGGGTATAAATCCTTAAAAAAGGACGATAAGTTTCATCACTCCATTCTTTTGTTCTAATTTTTAATGCTCTCTCACTCGTTCCAGAACCCAATCTTAATCTGATTCCATAATTTGTGGCTACTCCTTCTTGAAAATAACGAAAAAGTTTTGTTACATCAAAAGCATACCAACCAGCACTTGAAATAGAAATTGTTCCGCTACTGCTACCTCTAAACAAACCAACATCACCAGGAGCATTATTCCAAGTTACTGTGCTTTCATCCCAATCTAAATCTACTATCCAAGCACTATAAAATGCGGTATTTCCTGCTCCAACAACATCAGAAGCATAAAGCATCAATTCGGCTTTTACAATTTTACCAGCAGGGTAATTAAATTTTGCAATCAAATCAATATTATAATAAACCGTTTGGCTTCCATCCCAATAAGATAATCTTCCAATATATTCTTCATCTTCGCTTCCATAATTTGTATCAGGATACCTTTCATTTAAAAAGGCATCTTTTTGATTATCTTCTTTATCTTGGTCTTGAGGTTTTGGTTTTAAGCAAACAACTTTTCCAGCAGTAATACTTTCTCCTGCCTCATATTCCTCAACAATGTAAGAATTTATTAACTGGGCTGATTTTGCAGTCAAATTTCCACTCATATCAACTTTAAATGGAGCATTCGAAAAATTTGCATTACCTAAATATATTCCATTACTATCTACCTTGAAAACATCATTTCCTTCTCCTACTTGGATATAAGGATCTGTTAACTGAGCCGATTTTGAGATAAGATTCCCATTCATATCAACTTTAAAAGGCGCATTGTTAAACTTTTTATTGCCCAAATAAACCCCTTCTTTATCAACCTTAAATACTTGATTTCCTTTTCCCACTTCTAATTCACCCCAATCTAATAATCCTACATTTTTTCTATCTTTTATTGTATCATAAACAATTGGATTTTCTTTGGGTCTTCCCCGATATAATCCTTTATCAAATCCTTCGCTATAAACATCTTTTTTTGTTGGCGCTGGCAATGGTATTTCCATAATTTTATGTTTTTTCTTTTATCTTGCCTTCAATAATTATATCTGAAGGCAAAAATCCTCTAAAAATAAATGGCTCAACTCTTGAACATCCTGTTATTTTAAATCTTATTCTATGATTTTTAATATTTAGACCCCTAAAATAAGTTAAAAATTTTTTAATTTGTCCTAAATCTTTCCATTCCTCTTCATCATCTATTTGATACATTAACTTACCTCCTTGTGCTTTTTCACATAAAGTCACAATTTCTTTAATAACTTTTCTTTTTAAAATATCGCTTCCTTCCCACCATTTTGTAATAAAATGATAATTTATCGGCTCTCCATCATCAGTATAACCATTATCTAACTCATAAACTACCCCATTATCAGCCCCAAATACTCTTTTTATTTCACTTCCTGAATCATATTCGCCAGCCCATTTGGGACGATAAGCATAAGAATAAATTGTCCAAACTTCACTTGATTCTGTATATCTTAAAACTATATTTTTCCAAGTTTTTCCATCAATTGTTATATCTCCAACTGACCAATAAATGTGGTCATTATCTTTCCAAGCACAAATATCTTCATAATTTGAATAATCAATATTTTCTACAAAATCAGAAATTGGTTTTGAGATTTCTTGTGGATAACCTCCAGAATATCTATAAAATCCTGTATCGTGGTGAAAATATACTCCTTTCTTTCCTTCAATAACTGATTCTTGAGACCTTGTTCCTATTCTAATCAATGGATCTGGATCAACTCCTGAAGTCCTAAATCTGTAAATGTAATTTATTTTAAAAACTAATAATTCTAATGAATATCTTTTTAAAGCGGTAATATCTTCTCCATCTTTAGGGTTTATATCTACATAATCCTCACTTGGATTCCAAGTTATATTTCCATTTGAATCAATAACTGATGAAAAATACAATCTACTGGGATAATTACTATCACCGGCTAAATAAACTCTTGATTTATAAACCTCTCCAAATTTTGGTTTTATTCCTGCATTTGAAATTTGTTGAGGATTTATAGGATCTCCGGTATATTCCCAATAACTTGGTCCATCATCAATTCCATTCCAAACTCTTATACTTGAATCAACTCCATTTACTCTTATTGTCCTACCAGCAAAATCTATAAATCTTGTTTTAGCATCTTTTGTATCATCTTCTAAACATTTAGACCAACCAGTTCCTGTATAGCGATAAATATCATTATTAGTTCCATCTGAAAAAACTACCAGTAATGTTGAATGAAAAGCATTATGCACTCCTAAACAAGGATAACCTGCTGAAACTGTTCCGCCTAAATTTGAAATTCCTAATCTTAAAGTTACGGCCCCAATTCTATCAAAATGAACATTTTTTGCTTCTACAACTGCTCCATCTGGAATTAAATTATCATCAACACTTGCTTCTCTGATTAAGCCATAAGTTCCTAAATTTCTTATTTGAATTGTTTCAATTTTTTCTGCCATTATAGTAAATGATCAATTTTAGGTCTAAATCTGATTTTTTGTCCTAACCTTTCTTTTTTCAAGGCATCATTCTTTTTTGCTAACCATAAAGTATAATCTGGATCACTTAAAGGTTGTAATCCTTCGTTTTTTCTTTTTTTAATTTTCCAAGCCAAATAATTTACAAACATATCATATTCTGGCTCATCTAACTCATCGGCATCTGAATCATAAACTGGTAAAGTTCTATAATAATCTATCCAAATATTTTGACCTTCATAATCTGAACTAATTGGTCTATTAAAATAAATATAATAATTTGTTCCATCTTCACTAAAAACTGTGTATTTTGTTGGCAATCCATAACTTACATTTTGCCACACATCATCACCTGCTGAATGATTAGAACTTCCATCTTTTGAAACTGTTAAAACTCCAGTTGACCTATTGTTTGCTGAATACTCAATTACATCATCACCTATTTTAATTGAACCAGAATCATCAAAATCCCTTGAATTTGTTAAAGTTATCGTAGCATCTCCTACTGTATAATCACTTGCCAAAGTAGTATGGGCTACATTTCTATAATCCTCATCCCATTCTTTTTTATCATAGTATTTTAGATTTTCGCTTGTGCCAATTCTAATTCCAAAGATATTTTCTGCGGTATAAGGTTTTTCTAAATCAGAAGGCACAGCAATTTTATACATTCCAGTTGTCACATTTCCTAAATCTACATTAAATTTCTTTCTAAAAGGTCTTTTGCCTGGGGCTTTATGATATTCTCTCCTTGCTTCCCATAAACTTTCATTTAAGTATTCGTGAGTTATTAAATCTCCAATTTTTTCATTTGTTGCTTTTAATGCTCTATCCTTTATTGCCCAAACCGTGTTATCTCCATAACCTGAATAAGGAATTGGGTCTGAATAATCAGAATAAAGAGTATTTATACTATCTTTAAACCTTACAAAATAGTATCCTGAACTTTTAGTTGTATCTTTGTAAATTGTCTCTTTTTGGTCTGCTTGAATATCAATTGTTGCTAAAACTGATTTATCTCCACCTGTAGTTGATGCCCAACTAATTTCTACTTGGTCAAAATCAATAATATAAACTTTTGTATCTTGCGGATGGTCAAAAGTTAAAGCACTTGCTAATGTAATTGTATTTCCAGAAGGAGCGGTTGTATCGTGAGTTTTTACAATTTCTGTCTTTTCACTTCCTATTTCTCCAATACATAAAATTTGATTAGTTGAAAAACCAACTATTGATTGCACCTCAATAGTTGTTGAACCACTTGAAGCATCACTTTGTAAATAAGTGAATTTCTTGTCTTGTGTTAAAATTGTATTATCAGTATAAAGTGTTTTCATATTATTCTACCTCTTTTTCTATTTCCTCTTTTCCTAAAATCTCCTCTTTAACCTGCCAAATTGCCCAAGCCGCATAGAGACCTTTTTGTTCTTCTTTGCCATCTTTATTTTTTTCCCTTCTAAAAGTCATTTCATCTAAAACCTCTATTAAAAATTTTTTTAATTTATCTTTAAGTTCTATTTTTTCATCTCCAGACAAAATTGCTTGAGCAATAGAATTGATATAAAATCCTTCTTTTCTATCCTTAACTACATAATTTGCCAAGCAATTCAAAATTATATTGCCGACCGTTTCTTTTTCTAACTTACTTAAATCTGGCTGTCCATTTTTGTCTTTTGGCAGTTTATCTAATTCTGCTTGGGTAGGAAAGGACTTTGGCATTTCCTCTCCTCTTAAATTTAATATCTTTTTATTTGGATTCATATTATTTTTCAAAATATTCTTTTACAAAATTAGTGCCAAATTTTTCATCAATAAATTTAACCAATTTTTCCATATCTACTCTTAAAACCTTCCCTGTTTTTGTATTTACTGAATAAAATATCCATTCTCCTGTTTCTGGGTCGTGAGGAGATAAAACCGTCACATTACCTGCCTCATCTCTAACTTTCAATTCTGAACTTCCTGAAACATCTTCGGCATATAACTGAACCATATCTGCTGGACTTGAAGTAGGTGCTGTGCCGTTTGCTATGGCTAATACTTTTGCAGCATTTGTGCCAAAAGTATCGGTGCCAATACCGACATTGTTAACTTCTGAACTAAATATTACATTAGGATTATTACTACCTCCAAAAATAAAATTACCATTATCAAGATGAAATTTTAAATCTCCTGGGAAAGAAGTTGAATTTACATCATAATAGAAAAAACCAGCCCTATCTCCATTGCTTTTTCTCAAGAAAAAAGCCGCCCTATTGGTATCGTCTGTATTACTTACTGCAAATTCTGCTCCTCCTCCTTTAATTTCAAGATTATATCCTGGATTTGTTATTCCAATACCAACTCTCTGATTTACTCCATCAAAAGTGACAAATTCTGTTCCTCCATTATCTAAAATTCCCAACCTATAAGGAACTGGGTCGCCAGAACCAGCAATAGCCCTTAAAGATATTGTTCTTTCTGCTTCTGCTCCAGCATTAGTATCCCAACCAGAACCTTTAAGAATTAAGTCATAAGACGAATATTGAGTAGTATCAGTGGCTGTGCCTGTCTTATTCAATGTTTGATTTGCTCCAAATACATTGGCGTCATTTAAACCTGCAACACCTAAATTACTCCTTGCATCTGCTGCTGTTGAAGCCCCCGTGCCACCATCGGCTATTGCTAAAGGAGTAATTCCTGAAATAGAACCGCCAGTGATGTTTACATTGTCTGCATTTTGAGTAGCGATACTTCCCAAACCCAATGTATTTCTGGCAGTTGCTGCATCAGCATCGTCTATCAAAGAACGCCCAAAGGAAGTAATTGGAGTGGCTGAAAAAGTATTATCAGCCGATGTATAAATAATATTATCAGCAGCAACAGAAGATAACCCTGTGCCACCAGAACTTACTTCTAAAGGAGTTGATAAAGTTAAGCCATTAAAAGTAGGGCTATCTCCAGTTCCTAATGCTTGATTAATGCTATTTAAATGGTCAACTGAAGCCGTAATATCTGTTGCTCCATCACTTAAGGTATGTTTATGCCCAGGATTAACAGAATTGCTGTTTTTTAGCAAATAATCTAAAGAGGTCTGAACAGTAGAGTTGTCAACTCCAACTTTTGCTTCCAATGCTTCTACGGCATCATTTAAATCAGAACAAAGCCCAGCCAAACTGAGTTCATTTCTCTTTGTTGTTGGGGTAGGATTTTCAAATGTATCTAAAGAGTTTGGAAAGTTAATTGCCATAAGGTTTAATTTCTTTAATTCTAATTACTGGTTTAGAAAATACATACTGCGAAATACCATCATAACTTAATGGCTCATCATAATAACCCTCTTCGTCATAAAAATTTTTTCCTTCTAATCCTAATACTACATCTTTATGCTTCACAGATGGTTTAAAATCTAAAATTTTTGTATTTGGTTTCATTTTATCTCAAAACCTATTCCGGTAATAGTAATTTTTCCAGTTTTTTGGGTTTCAATATATGCTTTCTCATCATAAGTTTCGCTCATAATCGGGGTTTCAAAACTTAAACTTATTATTCCTGTTCCATTCTTAATTCCTTCAAAAATAACATTACTTCCAAGTTTTACTTGGAAGGTTCCTATATCTTCTCCTATTACTCCAATTATTAAATCAGTGATTCCTATTCTTCCACTTGAAGAAGGCGTCCAAAAAGCAATCCCGGAAGTGGCATCGGTGCTATATGCAAATTTATAAACTGGAGTATTTCCTTTAGCAAAATATTCCACGATTTTTTATTTTTTATTTTTTTCTCGACCTTTTTCTTTTTGAAGAAAGCCAAAATTGTAATCTTTTCTCATTCTGCAAAAAAATTTATCTTCTTTTGTAAGTTTAATCTCATCAATATTTATTTCCTCAATAATATCTTGAACTCTAAATCTATAAGCATTATCAAATTCCAAAAACATACAAACCAAATCTCTTAATTGTCTAATTTTTTCTTTAATTTCCGGATCTCTTTCTCTTTCAATCATTATATTAAAAACTCTATAAATCTCCCTTACTGCTTTACAATAGCGATGGGGTTTAATTCTAAACCTTTCTATTACCCTATAAAAGGCATATAATAAACTAAAAGCAATTTTCTTTAAAAACCACATAGATGGTAGTAAAAGAGGTAGCTTCCATTTATTTGTTCTGGCAAAAAAATGAATCCTACCTAAAAAATACTTGAATATTTTTTTTAAAATATCCATCTTTTCCACAAATTCCCAAAAAGGAAAACCACGATAAGGATATTTATATCCTTTCATATACATCAAAACTCCTCCCTCTTTAGGAAACTCAATTTTCTCAATTAGAGCCGTTTCTTTAGTTTCTTTAGGAGTTTCTTTAGGAGTTTCTCTTAATTCATTAACAACCGCATTCAATACAGAGAGATTATAAAGAAATGCATCTTTAGGATTTTTTTTCATTATTTTCTATCAATTACAATATAATTTACCTTTCTTCCATCAATACTAATCTCACTACTTGTCAAATTGGCAAGTGTTAATCTTATTCCTCCATTAGATGCCTCTGCAGCAACCACTGCAATACTATCAGAAATACTTTGAGCAAAACAAGCCACTACTAAATCAGTTTGTTTTACATTGCTATCAGTAATAATTGTTGATTTCAAACTTCCTGCGGCAATACTTGAATAACTTACTGCTGCACTTCCATAAGCACCAACTAATACATATCCTGAATCATCAGGTAAAGTGTAGGTTCTATTCGCAGTCAATCCACCAGGAGTTGCTCTTAAAACTCCTTTGTAAGCACCTGATTCTACTAAAAGTGAACCGTCTTTTAGATTAATGGCTCTAAAAGATGTATAAGGTTGTCCATCATACCATTTTGCCATAGTTTTTTATATTTTCTTTCTTTAAAAAAGAAAAAGGGCTCTTCTGGGCTCTCCTCGACCACAGGCAACCCACCGAAGAGCCCTATAACGCAAGGAATTTATTTAAAAGAAAAATTGCTATGCAGCGTTAGTAGATTTAGAACCCACCCAGTTTCTGGCATCGTTATGTCCAATATCAAACATCATCGTTGCTTTATATTGAATCTCTCCAGTTCTAAACACAATATTTGGTCCTTCTAACTGAATTGGCTGACTTTCTTTATATTGCAATCCATACATTAGATTCTTTTTAGAACTATCAAACATAAACCAGTAATCAGTATTGTTCATTATCCAAGGCAAAGCAATAATCTTATAAGCAGGAACACCTGGACCTTCTCGATCAGCAGTAGCGGGTTGCCATCCTTTTCTCATTGCTCCTAAAATTTCAATTGCTCTAAAATGATTATTACTTCCTTTAGCAACTACTAAAGTATCAAGATTAATATTCATCGGTTTACCTCTTGGATTTCTAATTAAACTTGCAGTTCTATGAGCCGCCTTCAAAGCATCATACTCAAAATCCATATTGTAGGTAGTTCCATCATAAACAATATTGTTCCAGTTAGGACCTCCATCTTCTCTGGTATGAGCATTTGAAAACATTGCTACTCCATCTCCACCGGTTACGTCAACAGTGTAGTTTCCAGATTCATCCTCAGCAGTATAAGAAGTGCTAAAGCCATTTTCTAATCTTTCAGCACATCTCAATTCTCTTAAATCAGAACAAGCCCTTCTTGCTTCTTGAGTAATTCTTTCTAAATCTCTTTTCTTAATTCCAAAATACCACATTTTCTTGGTAACACTCAATAAAATTCCATACTCAACCTGAGTATAAGTTTTATCATATCCTTGCACTGGAGATTGAGCCACAACCGCAGCGTTTTCTACAATTCTTCCGGCATATCCCAATCCTGATAAAGAACTATCTTTGAGGTAATAATCAGTCACTCCTGACTCAACATTATAATATTGAGCAAAATCTCGGCTCTCTTGTTCGCTTCCTTTCAACCAAATATGCTGAATAGAAACATCTACTAAATCGGCTGCATCAGCAATTGAGAATGGAACTGCCATAGATTATTAATCAGATTGAATAAATTTACCAACCAACTTTTTATCACTTGAGGCACCTTTTCTATAAATAGCCAAAAATACTCCAGTGGCTGCTGAATCTTCATAATGAGTATTGTTTACAGTATCGTGATCACTCAAAGCGTGTCTCTTCATTAAATGATAATCATCGGTATTATTCGCACAATCTGCCTCCCACAACTGATCGGGAGTAATTGGAACCACCTTTACTCGTCCATTAGCAGTAATACTTGAAGCAGCAACTCCAAAGATTGTCTTAGTAGTTGAACTTGAAGTTGCTCTTCTTACATACGCAGTAGTTGCACTTCCATCCATTGCTAAATCAACCACATCTCCAACATTAATTATTGCTGAACCTTCAACTTCAACAACGGTAGGTTCTACTACGTTACCGCCACAACTTACAAGCGTAAAAGCCATTTTTTATCTCTGTTTTTTTAGGATTTCTTGGATTTCTTCCTCCGACCAGCCTCCTCGACGTAGCATTTCAATTTTCTTTTCATCGAGGGGCGTGTAGGAAGAAGAGCGTTGGGCAACACTACTACTACCTCCTTGACTTGCAATTTCTAATCTTTTTTTAGTAGCAGTAGTATTGCTTCGCTCACCAGTCCCCTGGATCGCCCGTCTTGCTTTTTCTAATAATTTTCCAATATCTCTTGGATTTTCAGGTTTTCGATACCATTTTAATTCCTCTTGTAAAGCATTCCAATTTCTATCATCCGGATCATTTTCTGGTTTGAATTCCGGATGTTTTTCTAAAAACTTCTCAATTTCCTCTTGCTCAATTTTCTCATATAACTCTCTTTCTAATTCATCTTTTCTTACATATCCTTTTGCTCTTAAAATTCTTTCAATTAAAGCAACATCTTCTGGATGTAAATCTTTTAATTCATCAACTTCCTCTTGAGTAATTGGTTGTTCTACTGCTGGTTTTTGTTTTAATTCTCTTCTTTCTCTTCTTAATTCCTGAATTTCTTTCAATAACCTTTCTCTTTCTCTTTGTAATCCCTCAATATCTTCTGGGCGAACTTCAGGTTCAGGACTGGTATCTTCCTCGGCTTCTTCTTTAACTTCTTCTTCGCCGAGAGGTTTTTCGCCAGGGGGAGATTCTGGCGGAGTGTCCTTCTCCGTGCCTGAAACTTCTTCCTCTAAACCCTCTAATTCTTCAGGAAGAGTTTCAGGTTCTTTTACTCCCTCTTCCTGAATTCCCTCATCGGTGAATTCAGGAATTTTACCGATTTTTTGTCTTGGCATATTTTTTACTCCCTTTTTTTACCTGGTGGGAGCACCAGGACGCCAAGATTTAAAATTTTTATTTTTTAAATCTTGACTTGACCTGTTTCACTTTGAACCCATCTTTTTTTCTTATTTTTTCGTAAAGGAAGATTTTTTCTTTTTGTTTTAGCAAAATCTTCCAATTCTTTATTGGACATTTTAGATTTATAAAGTTTCAAAGCACTTCCTTTTAACTGACTTACTGGAATTTCACCTCTTCTTGCGGCTAATGCCAATGCAAAAGCCATTTGTTGAACTTGACTTTTGGCTGGCATTTTTATGCTTTCATTTTTCCAGTATCAGTTTGAATCCATCTTTTTTTCCTTAAACCATCTACTTCTACATATCCAAACTCTCTTTTCAAAATTCGTCTTGCTGCTGCAGCAACTTGCGGATAATTATGTTGTTCTGCTCTTCCCAATGCTGCCTTTAAAAGTTTCTTGCTATATACCCATTTTCCATTTCGATATACTTTTACTGGAAACTTTCTTTGCTTTGGCAATAAAAATACGTGTGATGGATATTTCTCTCTATTTCCATATGCCACTGCTTTTTCCTTTTCTCCAAATTTAAATGGACTTTTTTTTGCCATACTATTTTTAATATAAACTCGTTTGACCTTTTTGTCAAGCAAGTCAGGAATGTCAGATGTTGTTAATGGCATCGCTTTTTATTTTTGCTCTTATTTCAGGACTGAAATTATTATAAACCTGCTCTGCCCATTGTCTAACACCATTAACACCTTCAGCAATTGGAATCACTTTACTTCTTAAATCTACTTTTTTAACCTCTTTTTCCTTTAGTGGCATATTTGAATATTCATCTGGCACAACGATTGTAAAAAGAAACTCCGGTCTATCTTTAAAGTATTCTACTTTCACTCCAAATTTCTTATTTAAAACTGAGTGCACTACATCTATCCATTCTGGTGGAATAAATTGCTCGGTTTTTTCTTCTGGTTGTTTCTCTTCTTCTTTCTTTTCCTCTATTTTTTCCTCTTTTTTTCTTATAACTTCTTCTTTTACAAAATCAAACAATTCCTTCATTGTCTTTTGAGTTTCTTTTAACTCTCTTCTAATCTCTTCTATTTCACTTTTGTAATCCTCCTGTTTCTCTTTTTGTTTTTTTGCTCTTGTCATACGATGATGGTAAAAGAAAACTACTTGACTTTACATCTTTTTCGACCTTTGGCGGTTTCTTTTTGAGTTCAGCAATGATCTCCTCAGAAACCGCTGGCAAAGTAATATTAACTGGCACTTTGATAATATCTCCGGCTTTGCAATCTTTTTTTACTTGCACCCATAAAGTAGTGATATAATGCCTTACTTTTGTTATTTTTTGAGGAATCATCTTTCTTTGCTCTTTTGGACTTCCTATAATCCATAAAAGTGCTAATAAATCTTCTTTTTTAATATAAGCACTTCCTTTTTTAGGAAAAGTAAATCTCAACACTTTGCATTGATTTATATCTTCATTTTCCGGAGCCCAATTTACTTCTACAAAAAAATCTCTTTTTCCATTTAAATCAGTAAGGCGAAATTTCTGATATTCTTCTACCATAATAAATAAAAATTATCAAACCAATTATCATTATAATGATTTTAATAATTTGAATCCAAAATTCAAAATTATTCCTGTTTAGATAATTCATTAAGAAAATCTTTTATTCCTTCGACCTTTCCTTCATCTTTAAGTAAACTTTTTATTGTTTCCCATTGAGTATTTTTAATTTTTGAACTATTTCTAATTTTTTCAATATATAATTCAGCCGCTCTTTCAACCGCTTGCCATTGCGGACTTCTAACTAAATATTTAATTTGTTCTTTTTCAGTTTTTGTTAAATTCATATTATCTAAAAGGCACAACTTCCTTTATTTTATTTACCATTTTTTGAACTACATTTCTTGGCTTTTGATCTAATTCAGTGGTTGGCACTACTTTTTCTGCTTGAGTTTCTCCTCTTGGCAAAATCAAAGGAGGTTTAATTTCTCCTTTCACTAACCAACCATCCGGCAACCAATCTTTTGGATCTTTATCATAAATTTTTAATAGATTTTTAATTACTTTTCCGTGAACTGTATCATTTAAACTAATTCCAATTCCTGATTGTTGAGCAATTGCAATTTCTTGTCCAACTCTTTCAAGTAAAGGCACCAAAAGATTAATCATTTCTAAATCCATTGCTTTTTGTAATTCTTTACTTACACTTAAAATTGATTGAGGTTTAATTTTAATAATTCCTTCCCAAATCAAACCCCTTGGTTTTATTCTAAAAAACCTTGTATCTTCGCTTTCTATAAAGTTTCCTTGCTCATCTTTTTCTAAATTCATTGGAAATTCCCGATAAACTTTAGCATAAAAGTTTCCTTCCTCATCATATTCATATAATTCCGGATCTGATTGAATTTCTTGTAAATAAGCATTTATTTTTTCTTTATCTACTATTTTATAAACTTCTGGAATTGAATACAACATTTGCATTAAGGAAACTGTGATATAGCCATCTTCCTCTAAGGCATCAGCAATGTTCTCTAACGGAGTTTTTAACCTTTTAAGTGCTGCCTCTTTTGCTTGAGCAATTTCAAATGCTGTTTTTCCAGTAATTTCTCCCATTAAAGGAGGAGTGATTCCTGAAATTTCTTCAATATCTTTTTTAAACATTTCTATTCCAGCCCACGCTTCGGCTCCTGGTCCCGGCACTTCAAGCCATCTCATACTTGTAGGATCTAAAAGTTGTTTTCCAACTCCTGGCTCAATTGCTATCTCTCCTCCTTCTGTTAGTTCAGAGGTTCCGGTATGGAAAAACATCTTATAAATTGATAAAGTCAACTGATCAATCGTCATATTTCTAATCCTATCTAATAATTTTTGATCATTTCTAATTGCCTCATAAATTCCAATTCCATATGGACAATTAGCATTTCTCAAGGTCCAATATGCTTGCCAACAACTCAATTTTTTTCTTCCTTCATTATCAGAAATTGGCAAAGGCTCAATTACAATCGGAATATTATTAGCAATCACCATATAAACATCTTTTACTTTGTTTTCATAAAAATAAACTTCAACCAAATCTTTTTCTTGAAATCTTCTTTTAATTCCAATTCCAATTTTTTCTTCTGTTTCGCCTCCTTTTGAAACATATTTTGTTAAAGGATAATTTCCAAATTCTTGCAAAAAAACATCCCAAGGATAAACTTTTCTCCAAGCCCAATCTCTTATAGTATCTGGTCTATTAGGCAAAGCCATATCATCTATCCAAGCATTCCAAACATCTAAATTTTCTCTAAAAATATCATTATATTCTACAACTTCTTTTTCTTCATAAACTGATTTTTCTGGGTTTTCTTCATTATATTCTTTTAAAATTTTAACTTTCCTTTTTATAAATTTAGGATAAGTTCTTGCAATTGCCCAACCATATTTTGCTAAATTAAAGATAAAAAGTTTCAATTGCTGTTTGCTTTTGGCAATTTCCCAATTTCTTTGATAAAGAGTTTTAATTAAAAGATTGTTTTGCTCATATTGTTTTGCTCCAGGAGTAAAAACTGCTTCTGGATTTCTATCAATTAAAATTGATAAAGCAGTTTGAATTTTTATATAAGGATTTGGATAAGAAGTATCAGATTGCCAATCTCCAGTTTTTTCAAGAACTGTTGGAACGCCTCGCCATCCTTGTTCTTCATCTGTATAAATAACTTTCTTTCCTTTTGTTTTTAGAGTATGAGGAATATAATCCTTATCTGCTTGAGCCCAAATTTTTTCTAAATTTATGCCATAAAGTTGTTGCCTGGCTTGCTGTAATCTTTTAATCCTATCTTTAACAAATAAATATAACTCATATTTTTCTTTGCCAAGAAGTTTTTCTAAATTTGGTTGAGGTTTTTGTTTTTCTTCTTGTTTTGTCATAGAATACCAAAATCTTTTAATTTATTTTTATCGACCTTTTTATTTCGAACTCTAAAAGGATGGTTCCAAGTAGTTGAGATATGTTTTCCGTGTAAAACGCAACAATAATAATAATCTGGCAATTGATAACAATCAAAAATCTTAGGAATATCTTCGTGGCTTTTAAAACCATCCATATAATCTAAATACTTTTGAGCGTCTAAAAAAACATCTTTTGGAAAAATAATTGTATGAAAAGGCGGATTAGTATTTGGATGCCACAAAGCAAGTTCTCCAGTTAAATGATTATAAGCAAAACCTTTTTGGAAAACCAATGCCCTTCCTTTTTCCGGGGGTTGAGAAATAATCGTTTTTATTGCCTCTCTATGTAGCATATCATCACTATCAATTCTTGTCAAGTAAATCCAATCGGCTTCTTGAAAAACTTTTTTCAATCCTTCGTTTCTTAAAAATTCATTAAAAGTTCTTTCCAATCTTTCTTTTAAAGTTTTATTTTTGTGATAAAAAATTTCTTTTAAATCACTTAAACAAATTGTTTTTTGCCTCCACCAATCTCTAAATACTCTTGCCATATTCATCAAAGTTTGTTTAACTCCGCCACCAAATTTATCATCCCAATACATTAAACCATTAAAAGTAAGAACAACTGGATAATCTTCTAATTTTTCAAAATATTTTATTAAATCAAAAACTAAAGGATTTTTTGCTTCCTCTTCTCTAAAAGAGAGCCAATGAATAAAACCTCTATGACTTTGATTTAACAAACTCCTTAAAGTATATTTCTTAAAAATTTCAATCCGATACTTAAACCAATCATCACCTCGATAACCTTTTTTCAATCCAACTCCGGTAAATGGCGTATAAATTATTGATAAAATTTTAGGTTTTTCCATTTTTATTTAAACATTCTTCAATCCATTTTATAAATATTTCCTTATTTTTTTTAAAAGCCCTTTTTACTCCTCCAACCTTTGTCATATAAGGAGGAAAAGATTTTCTTTTCTTTTTCATTTCTCTTACATTTAATAATTCTGCTGTTAAAAGAGAATGGAAATCAAGAACTTCTTGATTTAATAAAAGTCCTTTTGCTTTAACTTCTGAAAAACCATCAAAATCTACCAATCTTAAAGCAACATCATATTTTGCAATTTCTTCATCCATTTTTTCTTCTGGAACGTTTCCGTGAAAAATTATATTTTTAAGATATTTTTTATACTTCAATGCGTAGTCCTCTCCTAATCCATAGATATGAAATTTATAATCAGGAAAACAATATGCCAAAAATTCAATCAAGTTTATTCCATATTTTTCTTCTGATCCTGGTCTAATTGATGTCCAACATTGAACTTCTTTAAAAAGAAAATTTCTCCCTTT